GCGCACTGATGACGCTGGATGGTCTGGATTCAGTCGTCTTTGACGAGGTACATTACATCAATGACCCGGATCGTGGCCATGTCTGGGAAGAGACCCTCATGCTCTTACCGCCCACCATCAAACTCATCCTGCTGTCGGCCACGCTCAGCTCGCCCTACGGATTTGCCGAGTGGCTCGGAGAGCTGAAGAAGGTGCGTGTCTGGCTGATCAGCACTCTCTGGCGCGCCGTGCCCTTGGAGCACTGTGTGTTAGCAGGGGGCAAGCCTGTCGTAATCTACGACTCAAAGGAGCACTTTCACGACACGGTGTATCGCGAATGGTTTGCCGGGAAGGACGCCGCCTTACTCGCCCACGACAAGTTCAAGGAAAAGGTGTACCAGGTGAAAAAGGGAGGGTTTGAAGGTCCTGTGGCCGGGAAGACGAGGCCCAAGTCGTTTGAGCACCAGCTTAATGAGTGCCTAGAGTACTTGGACACGCATGGGTGTCTCCCAGCCATCTTCTTCGTCTTTTCCCGCGCCGGGTGCGAGAAACTCGCCGACAAAATCACGGGCAATTTCCTGGACTCCTCGGACGCAGCGGCGGTGGCGAACATCTGGGACTTTCACTTGTCGCGGTACAAGGACAGCCTGGAGAAGTCGCCCCAGTACCACACCCTTAGGACCCTGGCTATGCGGGGCATCGCCTTTCACCACAGCGGTCTCTTGCCCTTCCTCAAGGAGATTCTGGAGGTCTTGTTCAGCAAGGGTTATATTAAGGTACTGATGGCCACGGAAACCTTCGCCGTCGGCATCAATATGCCCACGAAGACGGTGGTGTTCACGGCTCTGGAAAAATTCACGGATGGATCCGTACGGCCCTTACGCTCCGCCGAATATACACAGATGGCTGGTCGGGGAAAGATGAACGGGGCTTGGTGATTTATCTGCCCCAGAGAGATCCTGCCGATTTGTTTGAAGTGCGCCAGATCCTGACTGGACGAGCTGCCGCGTTTGGTTCTCGGATGAATTTCCACTATGACTTTGTTCTGCGGACAAAGGACACTCGGGCTTTGATTGAGATGAGTTATTGGTGGACACTGCTCGCGCGAGAAATCCAAAGAAGTAGGACAGAAGTCTCTGATGCCATGGCTTCTTTGGAAAGGGCGCAGTCTCTTCTGACGCCTGAGGAGCTGGCTGAGTGTCATAAGAAGGAGGAACTGGAGCTTCGCATAGCAACGCTTCACAACGCAAAGAAGAAGGCCGCACAGCGAGAACTTGTTGCGTGGCAGGCCGAGCACAAGGAAAGCAAATGGAATCCGATCTTTGAGAGGTATAAAGTGAGGTGCGAAGCCTCTCGCGCAGTGACCTCCTTAGAGGCCATGGTTGAACACCTGCTGGATGAGCAGGTGGTTCCTCAAATTCGCCTTCGTCAGAGGGTTCTTTCGGAATACGAATACGTAGATTCGGCCTTTCAGGTAACTCCACGCGGTTTATTGGCGTCAGAGGTGAATGAGGGACATCCATTTCTGACAACGGAGCTGTTTCTGCGCCTGGAAGGGAACTCGGCTGCATGGTCCCTGGGCGAACTATTGACTATTCTTGCCATCTTCTTAGGCGATTCGCCGAACGAAGAGACCGTGCCGATTTCTGAGCTGGGTGTAAAAGGATCTGTTCGGGCTGAGCTTGCGCGGATCGCCCAAGATGCGCGCATTGGGTACGAGCGCGAGAAGGCGCATGGCCTTCCTGATGACCTGGCCTTCTGGACTCTGACCACCGAATGGGTGGAGCCGGTGGCAGCCTGGGTGGGTGGCGAGGCCTTGCTTCCCGTGGTGGCGGCGGAGTTTGGGATATTTGAGGGGAATCTCCAGCGCGCCCTGATGAAACTCATGGGCTTGGTGGAGGAATTCCGGGCCATGGCTACTCTGCGCGCCGATATCGGATGGCTTGGCTTACTAGAGGGCGCTCAGATGGTTGTGTTACGCGACGTGGTCGTGGCCGAGAGCCTGTATTTGCGGATTTAGATGAAGTGCTCTAAGACTGTGGGATTCAAATAGATGATTATGACGACAAACAAGACCATTAGGGCATAGGCAAAAAATGCCTTGGTGGAAGAGCCCTTGCTAAAGTTCTGTACAGCCAATTCTATAATTCCCCATAAGCCGACCCACCATAACACGACCAAAAAGCCGATGGCGAATACATTTTTATTATCTGGTGGCGGCATCTGCCGTTAGGGTGATAATAATTTGAAGACGATCTTGTCCTTCCACCGTGCCTCTTGGCGGTTCTCGTACCACTGGATACTCACAGGAGCGCTTGGCTGGATGTCGGCCGAAATGTTTTTCACTTGTATCGCAGTCTTCCAGGCAGGAACCCAGACCTTAGCTTTGCGCTTTTCGGAGTTCACGGAGATCACCGTGCCTTGGACCGCAGCAGCAGCGTCCTTTGACAGGGTTGTCATGAAGAAGAGGTCGCGCTGAAAGGCCTTGGCCTGCTTCTGGCGCCTATTCATCTCATCCACAAGTTGTTGCTCAGCTTTCTGAGAAAATCCCTCGCCTAAGAGCGCAGCCTTGATGGCGCGCTGGTTCACTATGTCGGCGTATCGGCGAATAGGCGAAGAAGCATACGCATACGCGTCCAGACCAAGGGCTTCATGCGCAACCGAATCGGCCGTCGGCAGACAGTACTCGGCAGATTCATAGAACAGGAATTCGGGCACACCGGGAATTTGTACACGGACTCCCGCACCACCCTTTTGCCGACGCAGAATACCCGTGCCGGCCGAAGAAAGCATCTTGCCGGCTTCTTGATTATAGAAGATCATCAGCCGTTCCACAATCACGTGGGAGTCAGGTGCCCGTGTCACCTTCTGGAGAGCATTGAGCTCTCGGCTACTTCCCAGGGCCTCGTCAGCTTCGTCATATGTGTAAGAGAGGGTTGTTTGTGTCAGGGTGCTTAGCCAGCGAATATTCGCGGGTAGCCACTCGCCTTCCTCCACATCAAAGCACAGACTCAAGGTCGGCTTGGGTTTGCCAGGCAAGAGGGAGAACTTATCCTCGGAAAACTCCTTGGCAAACATCGGCTGAATCGCATCACCACCAGGTGTATAGAAAGACGTCGCTCTGCGTCGCGCCTCCAGATCAATGGCAGACCCCTCTAACACCCTGGAGGAGACATCTGCAATATTAATCGCGATTGTCCACTTCGTCTCGGATATTTGGGAGACTGTGAAGGAATCGTCTACGTCCTTACACCCTGGAGGATCTATGTGAAAGGTGGTGCCGTGAAGCGTCTGCCTTTGTCTGGTATCTTGCTCTGTGAGAGGAGGTGGTTGTGTCTTCGCTGGATGAAGATCCTTGTGACTGTCGTAGGCATACGTGGTCAGAAGAAGCTTGAGCTCGGATTCATCTGTGGGTTCTCCGAGATTTTGTACGATATTCGCCTTGGGGAGTTCTCCTTGACGCTGTGGACTTATGGAAGGCTCCACAATCGCATGGATATTGTAAAAGAGGTTGCGTTGAGAACATCCGACGGCCATTGGCCCAAATCGTTTGTCGTAGGGAATGAAGCGGAAGAGGGGCACGCCACGGCTTGTGAGGCCGTAGCGGACCTTGGACGTGAGCTCCAGAGTACCTGCGATACGATTATTGGCGAGCATTGCGAGGACATGCTTAAGGCACTGGGCTACTATTCAATTTTTCTAGGGGTTATTAGAAGATGGTCTCTGTATTTCAGTCTGTATCATCCCAGATGAGTTTTGTAAACGGCAAGCTTCGTGGAGAGAAGAAGGAGATGTATCTGAAGAACGGACGCGGTTATATAAGAAATACACGAGTAAATGGGCGCAAGGTTCGCACACGTACACGAAGGATTAGACAAAGAGCCATTTCTAAAAATTGAAAGTGGCCTGGCGGGACCATGTAGGTCCCCCAAATGGTGTACATATATGAGAAAAACGCCGATGGTGAGTATGTCTGTCCTCACTGCGCCTTTGTAACTGCGAAGCAACCCACCATGCACATGCATTACAAGGCGAATCACGACGGTGCGCTCAAACATAAGTGTAAGGACTGCTGTTACGAGACAGCTACGAAGCAGGGACTGGACAATCACATTCTCGCTAAGCATCCCGAGAAATCGGAGATCTGTGTGAAAAAGATTGCCTGTCCTTGCGCAGGATGTGACTATGAAAGCCTCACAAAGGGAGGTCTTCGTAGTCATTACACAATTCGTCATCTTTCCAAGTATATTACAGACTTCCTCGGAAAGACGGAAAACAAACAGATCTCTTGTACCTGCTGTGGCACGGTCTTCACAAGCAAGCCGAGTTTCGTATATCATCTAGTTAACTGCATGCCGGAAGAGGTTCGCAATGATCCTACACACAGTGTTGGCCTCGGGCTTTCTTAGGTAGCTTGTTGCTCCGGAAGATCCTTGTGCATTTTTTGTACAGCCAACACAATTTGATAGATGTGATAGCCGAGGGCAGCGAAACCCAGCATGGCAAGTACCTCAAATGCCCATCTAGGAGTATCATAGCCCATACAGCCAATATAGAGTAGTATAGGAGCCACTGCGAGAACATGTAATATATTCACCCATACCGTCAGTCCATGGCTCTTCCACCGTGTGATAATGCGATAGGTGTGAAAGAGAAGGACAAGTAAGCCCATGACCTGGAGAACCGTGAATACCCACGGCATGAGTTGGCCACGCACAAAGGCCACGTATAAGAAAAATGGTGCTATAACTAAGGCGTGAAAAGCAGAAAGCTGTATATGATCCGTCATTACTAGTGTCTATCAGAAAAATTTGCGCAGAAGTTTCTCGGAGTGCTCTAGTGCTCCCTCTATCCACGCCTGTCTCTCACTATAACTTTCCCCGCAGACATAGACATTCTGCCAGCAAGAAGGAAGAGGTCGCATGATCTTTTCACTCAGATATGTAGGATTATATAAACCAGGAGTCCAATACGTACATCCGTGCTTCCATAGATGTGCCTTGAAGAATGTCGGTCGGGGTATATCCAAGTCAGGAAATAGTTCGCGTGTCTCCTTGCGTATTTCTCTTTCCAAGGAAGCTTCGCCCTCCGTGTTTAGAATTTTTGCCCAAGGCCGAGTGTTTTCCGCATCTGTGTAAGAGGACATGATTATGCCTTTATCGGCTCGGATAGGAATAATAAAACGGAGGGGAGAGTCCGTCACCATTTTAGGGAATCCCTCAAACCAGGCTGGGGTCGGATAGACCGAGTATGTTCGTAGGAGAGGCTGCATCTTCAGATACTTGAGTGCGGGGAGGTTCTGGAAGGGGTTGATTTGTTTGAGGGCGTCACTATGGACTGCGAGAATGACCTTGTCGGCTAGCAAGGTGGTGTTTGCGAATTTACATACGATGGGGGTTGTGTGTTTTTCTATGGATGAGAGGCGATGGTTAAATAAGAACTTTACACCACGGTATTCTAGGGTAGCGCGCATGCGTTTCATGAGTGTATCCAAGCCCTCTTTTACAGTATAGAATCCCCCTTCAGCACCCATCTCGCCTTTTAGGGAATTGAGCGCAAGATCCGCACGCATCGTATTCATTTCGGAGCGATAGGGAAAATGGTGTAAAAGGGTTTTTGTTTCGGATTCGCCGTATACTTTATTAAGGAGTTCTTCCACTGTATATCTGCCTAGAGTGCTCGGAGGAAGGTGTGAAAGGATGCTGATAATAAAATCGGATATATCTGCCCACGTATTTCTTTTGATTTCTTTCTGCTGGGAAGAAATCCAGAATTCTTCGGCCGAAAGAGGTATCTTGGTAAGTTTATATTTGTTTACATAATGCGTGATCATTTTGTGTGAGGCGTGTATTCTTCCTGCTCCAGATTCCCATTGTACATGCGGAGAGGCCTTGCGATAGGTGAAGCAACGCCCGCCCACGTAGTCGTAGGCTTCCGTTACGGCGATTTTCTTGGTACAGCCTTCACTGAGTCGCATGGCACAGTGGAGGCCGGCTATGCCGGCACCAACAATGAGAATCTGATAATCGGAATCCGAGGGCATCTTATGTATTGACGGATTATTCATTTATGCGTTGTACCTAGGTACTTCGTAGTAACGTTGTGTTTATCCAGGTGGCCACCTTCGCCGTGTCGCTGGACTGTATGGGGCCAGTGAGTTTCCTTCCAGGATGTATCATGGCGAAACTCGGAATGCTTCTGACTTGGCAGTACCCAGGGGTATATGTGTTTTCGTCAATATCGCATTTATAAATGGTGAGATTCGGGAACTCTTCCAGGAGAAAGTCCCATTTTATGCGTTTGCAGGCACCACACCAGGGTGCTGTGAAGTAGACTAAAGCCGGGGATGTTAGAGGGGAATTTGTATTATAAAGCCTTTCAAACATCTCTTGGCTTTGGAGGGGGATCATTCTTGTCGGGGAAGAGTCCATTTGCGCTTCTACCCGCTGAGAGAAGTAATCCGCCGCCAATAATCGCGGCCATGGTCGTAATGGCCAAATAATCCAAGGATGTTTTTTCTTGGCTGCCGCTGCTGCCAACGCCGCCGCCTTCTTGTTGCTGTTGCTGTTGCTGTTGCTGTTGCTGTGCAAATTCCTTTGCCGTCCTTTCTGCGCCTTTGTATTCCTTATCGTGTTTACGGAGAGCATCGTTGAAATACACAGGCATAATATTCGGACTATAACCGTCCTTATTCATGGTAAGTCCAGGGTAAAGAACGTAATCCATCATAGAGCTACGGAAGAGGAAGGGACGTTTTATTCCGAAGATAAGCTCCACGGGCTTGAACAATACAATACAAATATCGCATATAATACATACAAATTCCAGGAGATAACCAATATATAGATAACTGAGTGGGAAGATGTTAAAGAAACGTGCCATCGCATTGCCATAATCTCCAACAATCAACGACGCCACAATTCCAATAGGACACAGTAAGCAGTAAAAGAAGAAGGTCCAGGGTTTAGAAGAATGTATGCGATCTTTATAAGGGCTTGTGCTTGGAAATCCATCGGAAGGTATCCACATACCTTTTGCGAGTCCGAGAGCTCCAAACGGACTGTCCATGCCGAATAAATTCAGCTCTTCATCCGTTAATCCCCAGGAAGAAAGCTGGATCAAATCATATATCCAGGGATACCCTAGCATAAGTTTATTTCCGAAATACACCATTGCGGCAGTTTGCGGACTTTTTAGAAGAAGATGATGAAGACCAAACCAACCAAAAAATAGCGTGAACCACCACATCCCATTGCGGGTATAATGTTTTTCTTGCCAAAATTCTTCTCTTGTATGGGAGACAGCAGGAAATTCCATTTCCCTTACTGTTATGAATCTTCTATTAATATCAGCGGATAAACCCAATTGCCGGAACCAGGGTTTTAGATACGGAACAAGAGTCCTCCAAAACCATCCACGATACGAAGAACATTATGGTTCAGCCCGTAGATTCGGACAGTGGCGGAACCTCTTGCCGGAACCACCGCCGCATTCATCTGTAACTGTAGTGTAATGGTGTCAATACGACTGGCATTCAGGCTTCCGCTCGGCTGTACATCTTCGGGTTTGAGTGCGAAACTATAACTATATATATAGTCATTCTTCGGAATTGCGGTGTGGTATTGGAACGGTTGAACAAGCCGGAAATAATCTGCGTTGCGCATATCAAAGCGGTCATAGCCCTCTATGCGGACCAAAGCGGTGTTTATTAAATTCTGGTAGGCGTGCGGAGCTCCAATATTGGGTTCCCCTATCGCAACATTCGTGTAATTGAACCACTGGTGCGCATTTAGCGCGGCAGATCTCTGTACAACCCAGTATAGCTCCCTGAGAGGGTGATTGAACTCCATGGGGATTTGTACTGTCGTAGCAGTGGCGTCAATAGATATATTCGGAGTGTACTGCACTTGTTCTATGAGATATTCGTGCGCATTGGCCACGAAACGGCGGCGCTCCTCCGTGTCCAGGTGTACATAGTCGCCGTATAAGGTCATGCTTGTGATAGAGGCGGAATTCGCGCTCTGAACACAAGGGGTGGCCGTCGGATTATCCACCACGAACATTTGGTCTAGGGACCTTAGGGTTATATTAATACGTATCGGGTGATATTGGATAGCGAGCAATGGCAAGAAAAGCCCGGGATTCTTACAAAACCAGAAACGCAGGGGGATGTATAGAAAAAGGGGTCCGAATTGATTGACCTGTGACGACGGCTTATTTCCTTGATTCGCGCCGGCAGTTTTTCCAATCATGGCGTTCCATCCATCCAGCTTTTCACTTGTAATGGTCAAATTGGATAGAAGCTCCATCCATTCACCGGTCTGTTTGTCAATCTCTTGTTCGCCTATTTCTATGCTGACTTCTTGAATGAGAGAATGACCCACGGAATTAGGGTATGATAGAGGAAGACCTGTGACGGAATCCTTTATCGCCGGAAGAGCAATTTCTAGCCATAATGCGCCAAGTAGATCTCCTTTTCTCGGTAACAATACTGTGGTCCTTCTTCCAAAGTCCGGTTGACTGTCAAAGGGAATGACCTGTTGCTCCATGGAAAAATTGGTGTATCTGCGATACACCATCTTGAACCAGGTGACTTGAGGATTTCCGGTCAAGAATACATCCTGCTTTCCTTGAGCCACTAATTGTAACAATCCTCCTCCCTGGGTCATTCTGTTTGTGTATAGGATAATGCGATTGAGAGCGTAGCGCGCGATAGAAATTTATGTTAGGTGAAATAAGAATGAGTGGTGGTGGTCAAAACACCATAGTGCTTCGCACCGTATATGCCTTGGATCCAAGAACAGGGCAGTACTTGAGTCCAAATCAAATGCTTGTGACAGACGGGCTCGGAGGTACACGCTGGATCGATTCCATATCTACGTTGATTATCTCAGGCGGGACTGTTATGAACGATCTTCCATCAACAATACAGTACTATTCAACAATTATATACAGCAATACGATGTATTTTGAGGGTCTATCATCCATGTCGACAGACATGTATACGGCAGTCTCCTCACTATCCACTGCTATTGGGAACACTATGCCAGGTTCCATTTCTAAACTTGATTTAGTGAGTAGTGTCGCTGGGCTCGGAAGCGCAGGGTATGTAAGTACTGCGGATGTATATAATATAATAAGTAATGTATCGGCGGAAGGTAATGTGAGCGGTGCCAGTGTAAGTACTATAGCATCTTTTCTAAATAGTAACTATAACATATACGATATTAGTACAACTACAGCATACATACAGACGAGTACGATAAGTAGTTTTGCGGGTCTAGGTACACTTGGATATTTGAGTACTGCGAATTTAACAAGTACTGTAAGAGGTCTCGGTTCTCTCGCCTATATAAGTAGCACAGGCCTCGCAAGTACTGTACAGGGTCTTGGTTCTATAGGATATATCAGCACATTCCATCTTATGAGTAGCATAGAGGGTCTTGGCTCGGCAGGTTATATAAGTAGCTACAGTGGTTTGACGAGCACGGTTGTGGGCCTGGGCTCTGTAAATTATGTCAGCACAGATAGTTTAGTGAGTACAGTAGAGAATTTAAAGACATTTTATACTGAGAACGCGGGTGTTACAGGGGTGTTGTTGACTTCTACGGTGGAAGGCCTTGGTTCTTCCTCATATGTGAGTAGTTCGTCGCTTGTGAGTACCACGGAAGCCCTGAGTATATTAAGAACAACGACTCGCATTGATGACGCGGGCAATGTGATTATCATTGGTGGAATAAATAATTTTTCAAATACAAGCAATATCATTTATATAAGCAGTTTCTTAATGAGTTCTGTCACATATTCGGGAAATCAGGGATATACCTTTGACGCCACGAAGGTTCCTGGCTTACAGCATGATTTGACATTTTCTACGGCTTCTATTGATCTCTCTGGATTCAGTAACTATATTGGGAGTAATTCTAGGCTTACGATTGACGTCTACCCGAACATCGCATTTTCCAAGTTGGCTACAGGAGCTACCGCCACGACGGTGTTGCCTATAAGCACATTTTTGAAATACGGCAATAGTAATATGTATGATACAACCGTGACTTCTTTTTTGAACGTTACAAACACGCGGGTAATGTTAGAAAGAAGTGTGGATGGGTTTCCGCCCATATATGTGGATCAATCAAACTTCTTCAACACTCCTATTAAGCTGTGTATTCCAACGGGGGTGATTCAAACCTTCTCCAATACATACAATCTGGTACATTATATGCCGAGCAGTTTGAACTTTAATCTTTATCAGAATGCGTTACACTCCAATGACATTACACCATTTTTTGGATCTACTGGTTCATTGTTCGTGAGTGTACAGAATTTACCTACATAACGTGAGGTACTTCACATGATTCCCGAAAATATAAAAGTTAATATCTGGGCTTCTTAACTTTTATATTTTATGGTAATAGTAGTATAAAATGCAAGGTCCAACTGGTCCCACTGGTCCCACCGGTTCCACAGGTCCTGCGTATATTTCCGATACAGTTGGTCTATGGACTTCTTCTGTTAGCGGTGTTTGCTGTGGAGGACTAGAAACACTTTTGATTGAAAGGGGTTTGGCATTTACTCCTGGGAATAGTGTAATTGTTGTGTCTAAGGCTAATCCGGAACAGTATTTTCAAGGAAGGGTTAGAATATATAATCCTGCCACTGGTAATATTATTATTCAAGTGTGTAATGTCAATGGAAATCCGCTGTTTCCTTTAGGAGTATATACCGTGAATTTGAATCCGCTGGATGGTAAAATAGGAGCTACCGGCTATACTGGTCCTACGGGACAGACAGGTTCTACAGGTGTGACAGGTTCTACAGGTGCGACAGGTTCTACAGGTTCTACAGGTTCTACAGGTTCTACAGGTGCTACAGGTTCTACAGGTGCGACAGGTTCTACAGGTGCGACAGGTGCGATAGGTGCGTCAGGTGATACAGGGGCGATAGGTGCGACAGGTGCGACAGGTGCGACAGGTGCGACAGGTGCGACAGGTTCTACGGGTCCAAGGGGTCCTTCAGGAGATTTATTTAGATCAGTTACAACGAGTGTATGGACGTTTCCTTCTACGGCTGTAGGAGATCTCATAAGCATCCCGATAGGCACTGGACTGGCATTTGGTCCGGCAAACTCTATCGTTGTTTCTTCCGAGCAAGGTGTAAACCCTTTACACTTTTTTCAAGCTCGTGTACTCAGTTATAATAGTGTATCTGGGGCAATATATGTTGTTGTAACAAGTGTATATGGCGATCCTGATTTCCCCCAAGCCCTGTATTATGTGAATCTAAATCCCATTGATGGTCCTATTGGTCCTACGGGTGTTGCGGGTGTTACAGGGTATACAGGGCCTACAGGCCCGGCTGGAAGAGATGGAATTAACTCAGGCACAGGCACAACTGGAGCAACTGGGCCAGCTGGTCCTGCAGGACCTATGGGGCCGGCTGGATTTACTTCAAATACAGGTGCGACGGGTACTACGGGCCCTACGGGCCCTGGCGGTATAGGTCCTGCGGGCCCTACGGGCCCTGGTGGCACAGGACCTACGGGTCCTGGTGGTACGGGTCCTGCGGGCCCTACGGGTCCTGGTGGTACAGGTCCTGCGGGCCCTACGGGTCCTGGTGGTACGGGTCCTGC